CGACCAGAGTCCAAAAGGACTTTATCGGTTGCGCTATTAAAATTTGTGACTCCTTGAAACCTGGGCGCACCAGGAAAAATTCCAGAATTACAAATTCATACGGCGCGACCAATTCACTCATAGAGCACCTACACGGTCACAGTGTAGTAAAGATTATCTCGGCAGAAAGCTATCTCTAAAGCTATTTTGTGTGTCTGCCACACATTGACGCAAAGCGTATCAGCAACTAAGTAGCTGCCGGTGATGGAGGAGATGGATTATAATACAGCGGAGGCAATCCAGTCCAAAAATAGACTTGAAAGTCCTCACCAGCTGCACAAAACGCATTGATATACGTTTCATTATTACCACGCATGAAAATCTTATAGTCGAACGTATTCAACAAATAAGTGTCAAAGCTATTAGTGTAATCTTCTCTCTTACCAGGCACAAAACGGTCATCACTATAAAACGGGACTTCAAACTCTGTATTAGGGTTTACATATCCATTAGTGAGGACCATTCCCCTGGCTCCACCAAGTGGTTTATTTGTCGCTGGAAGTGACAACGAAGCATCCAATGCCCCCTGAAAAGCCATTTGACTCTCAGTTATGGGTGTGAATACTGCTGTTCGTCCATTCTGATAATAACGTGGTGAGAACTCTCTTTGCACTTGCGTGATGGGTAGAGAGTCATTAGCCATGAAACTCATTGGACAAATCTTCCATCGAATGGATCCCCTATATCCTGAAAAAGCAAGGGTCACCCAATGCAACAACATAGTGTTGCAATAATTGTACGGTGTTGCAGCAGCTGTGGTGTGAACTGCATTTGCAACGTTGCCTCTCAAAAAGGGAAAAGCCGTACGCCTTCCATATAAAACGCGTCTATCAGAATTGAAAGTGGCGTTCAACATAGAATGTAATGAATAACGCTTTAATAAAGGACGAAATGATTTTACAACCTCGCCAGTGAAAACTTTATTTAAGTGCTCGTGGTTCGTAGAACCTACTCCAACAACATCTGTATCACCATCTTGTTGTGGGGGAGAGGGTGCATGCGAAACCAAAGCGTCGTTCATATTGTTGTCTTCATTGCCTGACTGTGGTTCAAACCCTGATTGAGGTTTAAACTCGTAACATGCAAAACGATCCGAAGGAACAAAAACCTCAAAATCATCTCCCATAGAAACAAAGACGTTGACTTGTATATCGCGTGGTGCTGTCGTGTCGGGCGTTGTGAGCTCATTCACAATATATAAACTCAACACACCATTGCCGACTGAACTAAGTCCAAGTGGAATTGAACCGTAAGTGGCAACAGTGGTACCCTGTGGTGTACTACTGGTTAACAAAGATTGATGTTGGCCATTGCCAACCTCTATAGTAAAATCCTGTTTTTCAGCAATATCAATGATCTCCATATAATTAGTGTTGTACTCATTTGACGACACAAAATTTGGATCATACACCACTTTAAGCCTACCCTTGTGAAATGCAGAGGCTACGACCTGAAATCTGAATTTCATAGTGCCTGTCCAAAACGCAAAAGGAACAGCTGCCATAGCACATGCTGGCAAGTAGATCGCAGAACCGTCAACTCGCCAAAGTGTTGGCATCACGCGAGTATTCCATAACAGCGTTTCGGGCGCTTCACCAATATCCCAATCAAACGTTGTTAAATATGACTCCCTCTTTGCAATCTGTTTTATATTCAGAGGATCCCCTGGCCCAATTCCTGAAATTGTGGGATCAATTGTCAGCTCCTGCTTGTCGTCTATGGTCATTTTGGCCGCTCCATCAGGAACAGTTGTTGTGGCCAAGGACGATATAGCAGTAGGTTTATAAGGATCAGGGTCTTTTGTCACAGGTGGCCTAGAATAGCCAAAAAGCTTCGCCGTAGCAGCAGTTATACCGGCTGCTTTAGACGTAGCCATCGCAAATGGTCCGATATATGGTGCTTCAGACAAAGTGGCAGAAATCTTTGAAATAGCTGTCGCTGGTCCAGAAACAACACCAGAATCATTTGCTTCATCAACTTCTTTTCCTGATTGAGGAACAATTGCTGCGATATCAAGTGATGTGAGCATATTAAGCTCCACATCTTCAAGCCAGGCGAAGACTGACACAGTGGCTTTATCTGTCGCACCATTTGCATGTCTCAAATCATTGAGTGATATAATGTGCAGTCTGCCCAAATTTGTGTATTCCAAAGAGGTCAAATTCACATTATTTTTCTCAAAGAAAAAGGGTAAGCATAACTCACCCCCAGTTGACGTTGTTGGGTCCAAAAATACATGGGGCATTTGACTGCCCTGCACTAGAGAGGCTGTTGAACCCAACGTAGTAAAATCGTCTCTCGTGTGCATAGGATGATATAGAGCCATAGCTCTACCATAATGAAAACTATTGCCATTAATCATAATCTTAAGTCGCAAGCGAGCTCGCAACAAATTGTAATTCGTCATTCTGTTTACGACCCTAGGATTGTTAATAAACGAAGCCCAAGGATCCAAAACAACATTCAAAGCAGAATTGGTAGCCCACTCAGTTTCAGAAATCTTTAAAGGACGAGAAAAGAAAGAACTTAACTCGTCCCCCTGTGTATCCTGTAAACTGCGTGTGGGATCCATAGTTCCCTTGACGGTATACAAATAAGGATCGTCGCTGTCGGAAAATCCCACATTTTGGTGAGTTTCATTAGCAACGACCTTCATTATCATGTTATCATCCGTTGTCCCGGAATGTGGTTCAAATACAGTGCACGCACTCTCTGCGTCACTTTCTATGATCCTGAGCTCATCTTCCATCCTATGAAGGATTGAAAGTTGAACTGCGCTAGCTCCGGGATGCGTAGCGTCTTCCGCTTGCCCAAACGAAGTGGGAGCGTCGGGTGATGCAACTTCGTTGATTTCACCCTTACCAAAAATACATACTAATTTCTTACAATTATTTTCTAAACATACTTCTTTAATACAATTACCAATCTATTTAAATACAACTGCAGGCCCGATTAAACCTACAGAGGCTTACATTTTGATATGGGATCCAATCCCACATCCCGTAAATACAGGTACCCTTTTTGTAGGGTATTTTTCACGTGCAAAGCATTCTAACAAAAATACAAAACATACAAAACATTTTCACTATATGTAACCATATACACATGCGCCTATTCAACTATAGCTGCGGAGCAGCGACCCACATCGGCGGAACGGGGTATTATGTGCCTTTACAATAGGCATGCACATCGCCTAATTACTCCTATAGATATTTGTCACGCCACATTTCAACACGTGTGTCGTAACTAACATCCAATTCTTCGCAAAGGTGCCTCAAACCTGCGCGCTCTGCAACTTCAATCAACTGCCTGCGCCTAATGTCATATACCTGCTCACCGTGATTAAACCATTCACGACATGCAGTGTCTATGTTCTTTGCACAGGCCACTCTTTCCGAATCCACACTGTCCCTGTCACGCAGGTAATAGTGAAGACTCTTAAAACACGATTGGTCCACCAGGGCACCAACATGTACTCCAAGTTTTGGGTGAAAAACACTCACCCGTTTCAAAAATTCAAACTCTTCTGGTGGTAGAAAATCCACTAATTCACTCTCTTTGTCAGGCATAGTGTACACTTGTCCATGGGCCTCCAAAAATTCTGAAGCGCCTTTGATTGTGAAATCACTAATATCGGGCCGAACAGATCCTATATTGTCATCACCATATGTTATCAATTTCACACAATCGCGAAATGACAAGCATCCACCATCACGTGGCATGTGCTCACTGTAAAAGTAACATCTCAGATTCAAACTACCACAAATACCGTTCAAAATCACGGTCAGGGAATTTCCAGAGATATGAGAGCCAGAATTCAAACTTATTAAATCTCCATTGAAAGCAATAACCGCATACACCAAATCACCAGTCATTGATTCCATTATACTGAGATCCTCCTCACTGTAATCACAGCATCGTGCAAAGTCAATCAAAATGCGTAACGCCGCCAGCAACAACTGTGAGGGCAATTTTTGGTCATACTTACCATAATCTCCACCAATTAGTCTGTCTTCCCCAAAAGTGTATATGTGCTCGTGTAGCTCATTCCATTCGGGTCCATGACTATTGATGCCAACCGCGCATTCAGAGACTTTGGGATAAAACTGCAAAACGCGCAAAATTGGAAGAAAATACTTGCGAACTAAGAAAGTGAGTGCCACTGGATTGCTGTAAAATATTCGACACTTCCTTTTGTCCAAGATCTCATCCTTCTTACAAGCCTTCGCAATAGGATAGGCTCGCTTTCCATCACGATAACACTGCAACAATCTGTCTATTTCCTCCTGAACAACGGCTTCAGGCTCAACAACCTTCGTGTATTCTCCCAAAGGCTCAACTTCAACTAAATACTTCTCTTTCCTTCCTGTAAGAGGGAAACCAACCGAAGTATTAGTCTTAATCCTGTCAATGAATTTCTTCCCAGGCACACCATTCCAATTTTCAATGTCGGTCAAAGGTCTAGTGTCATTCCACATTTCATGTTTAAATATGGGTATCAAATCTGACTTGTAATCAGTAATTGCCCAGTATAACAATTCAGGACTGAACATCTGACCAGGAACTGACATGTTTGCCAGGCATTTCTGCCAAGGTTCCCACTGAGGTGACTCGATGGGTTTGCAATATATATTAGGAGCGTCCATAACATCCATCACATGTTCAGAAATGAGTGTCGGTTTGGCAGATGACTTAAAAGTCGAATGTCCAATACAGGTGCCATGCCAAACAATTTGAGATCCATGTGGCATGAATCTCACAGGACTCTTTTTGTGCAAAGTCTTGTTAGTCATAATTGGCACTCCCATCACATTCTTCTCAAAGTTATCAGCGGTACCAGAAAAGACAACACCCTCTAATCCTTTCAAGAAAGTGAGTCCGCGTTTGTACTGGTCCAAAGTGAGTGTACCCGCACAACCCTCATTGGTTTGCGCTTTGCCACCAAGATGTACACCAAGTATGATTGGTTTGTGCTCGGCAATCGCTGTTGCTCCGCACATACCAGCGAATGTCGTACCAGTGTAATTGTGATACTCAAAACCATAGAAGCGGGCCTTACTATGGCCTGTTTCTCCAAATTTGGCCAAACCATTTGAAAAAGAAACATTTCCTAACTTGTCTCTATGAATCATAGTAAACTCACATTTAGACAACAAACCGTCTGGCAAATAGCCTGATAAATCTCGAAATGACCCACCATTGGGCACATAACACATTGCAATGTCAGTGCCAGGCACAAAATGTGCCGCACTTTTACTCAGTATCGCAGAGAACTTACCGCCATTGGCATCAGGATCAGTATATATGAAATCGACATCCAACTCATCATCAACAAAATAATGTTGAGGCAATAGCAACAGATTTGACTTTAGAAACAAACAATTTGCAGCCATCCGACCTTCAGAAGTCTTAATAGATGCATATCTCAAATTCGTTAACAACATGTCCCTCAGCTGTGTCGATGTAGTATTTCTTGCGACATTTTGCACAGGGAGTGGGCGTTCGACAACTGGTGTCCAAGGACTTGCTTCCGCGTCTCGTTTTTCCACTTCCTCTCGTGTCGTGGGGTGTAATGAACCATGCGCCTCCAAAGTGTTGCACTTCTTACGCCAGGCCTTGTACACTCGTGAAATTCCGTAAAGAACGGCAATTATTCCCCCTGCCTTGCACACATTGCCAATGTGACGATTGCGCAAGTCTTGAAATACTGGCGAAATAACATTTCGTTTCCGCAATTCTTTTCTAAATTGATGTTCCACAACGCGAATCATCGTCTTTTGTACACAACAACCAAAAGCGATGAGTGACAATAAAATTGACACAGACAATGATGGCATCGCATTTTGGAAAGTGTAAAACATCATCCCAATCATAGCCCACAAAAAGGCTGTGTAGCGAACATACCGAAACTTCAATCTATTTTGTGATGCAACCATGCAAAACTGGAAAAACTTATCGTTGTTTAACCAAGGTGTTGGCACTAAAGCCATCCAATCCCAATGGCGCGAAAACTTTCTTCCAGCCCGCAATATCATATATGCAGTTAGACTTTCGGTCGCAGTGCCTATGCCAAAGAGATCACTGGAAATGCGACCATAAATAGTCTGACCGGACTTTTCGATACTACTGACAATCTCTTCCCCCCAGTGGGGGTCATAATCTTCCAAAGGATCGTCATTATCATCATGAAGCTGACTCAGATTTCCAAAATCGCTGTAGTCAGCAAGAGGATCACCATCAGCGATTTCTCTCTCGTGAATCGTAGCGAGATAAGCCTCAATTTCGTCATTTGAGATCTCCCCAACACCAACGCTGTAATTTTCGGAATTAACAGTGTCGCCGTCAGAATTCTCATTTTGCGAACTGTCATAGAATTCCTCCACACTATCGGCATCGCTAAAACTGCACTGTTCAAGATCCCGCAAACAAATCACCGGATCACAACAATGCTTGTGTTTCTTACAATAATCTCTTATTTGTCTACATCCATCAATGCCACACAATTCAAGCTTTCGTTGACGCAATTTCATACGCTCAATAATGCTGTCCTGTGTCTGCTTGTGTCTTTGAAACTTATCGATCATGAAATTTAGAACAGTTTCAAAATCAACGTCCTTCAATTCAACACCGTTGTATTTCATAACTTCATAAGGTGCTCGACTCGTCAACTTTTCTGGCATAACAGCCCTTTCAACGGTCAGTGTCCAAATATCATCAAACAAAGGTGGCTCGCTCATGCCTTCATATGCAGCATCTACCAATTCACTATCAACACCTATGGGCCTTCCCTCAGAATCCAAATGCTGGAACTCCCGCTTGGCATTGACAGTAATAACAACATGCATACGCCTCTGTACAGAATAGGGACAATTGGAATATGCGCGTGCATCCAAATCCTTGATGTTTGTTGTTACCATCATGATTTCAGGTTCAACAAAAACTTTTCCTTTGCTAGACAAATCAGCCATGTTGGCATAAAAAGCCTGATTATTACAGATATCAATGATTGCACGTGTAGGCGGCCTCTCAACAAAGTCGGATTTCTCATTTGCCAAGTCATCAACTGTCATAACCACCTTGTCAGTGGTCCAAGTTGACATAAATTTGTCACCCGCGTTGAGACTGGCTTGATATTCCTTGCCAGTTGGCAATCCAGCACTAGTCAACAGTGCGGAAAGAATCTGTTCAGATATCATCGTCTTACCCTGGCTACTAGGTCCAAAAAGTTCTATAGCAAAGGGAGACTTCCTCACTCCACTGCTTATCTTCATTGTGACATAATCGTTCTTCATATTTAAGAGACGCATGAACTTATCCTGAACCACCTTCTTATCAAATCCTTTCAAATTAGGTAACAAAGAACGTATTTGGGTAGTCAACTTCTCCAAACGCCTATCAAATTCATTCTCTGACACACCACGAACTTTCATGAGATTCCCATTTTGCACGAGATCCCAATAAGAGCAAATCAGTGCATACTCTTCATCAAGTTCAAGTGCAGCAGTATCATTTATAATCAATGGCTTAAGAGATTTCTTTTCATGACACATAGAAAACACTTCAACAAAGAAGGCAACAGAACACAAAGCCGCATCTATTACATCAACAGCATTTCCATGAATCACCTTCAAATCAGGTTCAAAGATTTTCATTTCTTTGATGGAAAATGTGACATCAGAAGCTTTACACATCTCCATCGTGACAACAACTCCCAAAAGTTTTGACAAATGAGAAAACAACTTATTATCTCTTACTAGAGCCCAATTAGTGTGCAAATTCTTCATCATGTCAATCCAATATGTAGAGTCGTTAATCTCATCAGATTCGAAACCACTTTGAGGTGAAAAGAATTCGTTCAAATACTCCAGGACCTGACTGGTCAAAGACCTGTCAGAAAATTTCCTGAAATACAACAATAAGACAGCACCCGCTGACATAAAGTCAGTGGTGCCCTGCAATGCAACAAGCAATGCAATCAAACCTTCCACATGCGAAATGACTTCATCAGTTATTTTCTCTCCAGCATAGGAAGATAAACTGGCAAGAATTGTGTCAACACTAGACACCCATTCTTGACCGAAATGGGGTGCAAAATTATTGCAATCGGTGAGGTCCAAAATATCATAAACCTCTTGTAAAACCTTATCGCGAGCAAAATCAAGCTCAAAAGAATCAGTTCTAACTCGTTTCTTACCTGCAAGCCAAGGATTTTCGCAAGACTTGTGATATCGTGTGGATCTCTTTTCTGCGCATCGCATACGTATGCGCGCCACACTCTTCTCAACAAGAATCTGCTCCTTAATGCATCTTTCAGCATAGGAATCCTCAAAAATTTTATTTGAAAACAATATGTCTTCAAGATAAACATAACTCGCGTCAGAAACTCTGACTTTGGGGGACGTAGACAAACTCCAAGTAGGTTTGCACTTCATATTCGTCCCGTTCCATGTGTTGCCACACGATCTAATACGCTTACTTCCTCTTTGTTTCGTCATCTTTCATAAATCAATCTGTCAACAATATGCAACAGAAATACCATAATAAATAAATAAAACTTAACTTCATATATATCTCTTCAGGGGCATGGAAACGTGTTAGGAGTGCATGCAAAAACTAGAGTTGTAAATTCATTCTCTAGGGTCCATCAATTTCGTGATGTCATAGGTCTTAGTGGCCAAACTCCAAACCCCATGGCTGGACCATGGCCCAAACATCTGTACTAGCCTCACACACAGGCGACTCCGTACCTGCTCGACGGCACGGAATACTTCGTTAAGGATACCAAATCTGCCAGCGCACGCCGCTGGCTATGATCGTGTTGGGTGGTAAGGCACCACACATCATGTATTCTACTAACTTACGTTTTCGATGATTCGATAAACACGGATACAAGCGCCCCGCAACGCTGTCTGTGATTAACTACAAATTAATCTACATTTTTATTTGTTTTCGTTTTACCTCCTGTGGAGGATTATAAAATACAATATAAATATATACACAACATAAAAAGTACTCAATAACAGGTTGAGCACCCATAGAAAGTAACATTAGGAAAACTCACAAATTCCAATACTTTCTATAAACAAAATAACACCAAAATAGGTGACCTAGTGTGAGCTAAAAGCAACTAGGATAGAATCTAAAATATAATCGAAATTGACTAATCGAAATTTAGATTCTTTTAAAATAACATCATAAGATGGTCTGTCGGTCAATTAAAAATACAACAGACAGTGTCACTGGCATGTGACACCATTAAATGACTGTAAAGCCCTCATATAAGGCGGCCACAGTTAAGACCGGATAAAAGTATCATTTCAAGTAATATAGGTTGGTCTCTTTCCGAGACATACCCAGCTTGACAATGGGCAAATGAATGCCAACTACACTAAGACTCCGTACACGCGAAAAACGCGTGTACG